TATGTAGACCCATTTCCTGTGTCAGCAATAGGTATACCACTGCTTAAATAAGTAGGTGTTCCGTCTATTGCTGCGTATGAATAGTATTGATCTCCTCCTATTGCACTTCCAGTACTTCCTTCATGATTTGTTCCACTACGTATCTGTAAAACCTGAGAAGTATCCTTGTAGGTTTTTCCTATCCAATCACTTATAGTGTGACCAGATAGCGTAAGCGTAGGAGCTCCAGAATTATAGTATGGTATTCCACTGATGTATCTGAACTGACCTGCATTTCCTTGCGCAATATTACCAGCAGAGTTCATTGTTGGCCTAAGTGTTACGTCATCTTTTACAAACTCAAGTTTATTAGTTTCACCAGTTGTACTGTGTTTTAAGAATATGTTGTTAACACCAAACGGAACAGTTGCAGCGTTCTTTCTAACAGATGCTTTGAATCCATGATATAGTCCTGGGTGATATATGCTTGTAGCGAATGATGTTGAGTCACCGTTCTGATCAAAAAGATTCATGTCTGTATGCTGACCGTAAGCTAAACTTGTGTATGTGCCGGTCTTATCTGTCCCATCCATTGTAACTTGTCCGTCAGCTGCATTATTAAATTGAGCTGATAACACACCAGAACCTGCGCTGTGCGCAAAAGATGTGTTAGGTGTACACTCAATATTTCCAGTAACTTTATCTGTTCTTAACACTGTATCACCAGCAGCTACAACTTGTCCTGATGGAATGTTAGATGGACAGTTCGCTGCTAGCTTAGGACTTGATCCTATATTATCAACAAAGGTTATAGTTTTTGTACTTAATCCTGCAGGTGCAGCAATGTTAGGATTATAGACTTTTAATAGTTCTGTTTTTGTTTGAGGAATAACTGCAGGGTCTGCTGTACTGTGTGAGTCCATTGTCAAGATGAGGTTATCTCTTCCAGTTCCGGTATTCGTTCCGCCTCCCCAGTTATGTAGTAGTCTTGTTCCAATTACACCACCTGACGCACTATCACTAGGAATATCAACAAGTACAGTGCCATCCGCCCACTCCATGTTATATTGTACTAAGGCCGGTCCAGCTTTATTTGCAACCTGTGTATTTGTAGATGTATTTTTAAGATATAGAGATTGACCTTCAATTACGTATACATCATTTCCTGTAAGAGCAGTTCCTCCTTGCGCAGTTCTATATAGTTCAAAGTCTGCAGTAGGATCTGCTGTGTATATAATGATATAATCTTTATTTGTTCTAAAGGCCTCGTGACCAGTTCCAACTGCATTAGTATTGAATGCTCTTACTGTAATAGTTGCTGGACTTTTTAATGCATTTGTATATGTATGAGAAGGAGTAGCATCTGGTGTAGCTACAGTTTGTGAACTATCACCCCAGTCAATAGTGTATCTATTAGGTTGACCGTCCATAGTAAAATTAAGAGTTGTAGTGAATCCTTCTCCACCTCTATCAGGTACTGCTACAAAAGTAAATTCTCTTACGAAACAGTTATTTCTTACGTTGTTAAGTGCTTCGTTTAAACCATCTAAAACGTCAGTAACTCTATTACTATCTTTAAAGTGCATATAAGCACCATCAGTCCAGTCACTATCTAATGGAGACCCGGCTTTAACGTTGTCGACATATTGTTTATTAACGATCGACATCTGACTATCTGGAACATAGTCAGGAGGAAGAATAACAGAACCACTGTCTGTTATCTGCATCCTCATTATTCCTTTTGTAAAGAACTGTAAGTCGTCGTTATCAGCACCTGGACTTGTTTCTGCAAGAATAAATGTATCTTGATCAACGTCTTTTACACCACCTAAAGATCCCCATGCTACTCCATCATATCCTTCAAAGGTTGTTTGTGTGGTGTTAAATCTAATTTGTCCAAGTGCAGAAGGTACAGGTCTTTGTGAATCAGTCCCTACAGGTACAACTAGATTGTTTGATATTCTTAATTGATTAACATCACCGGAGTCTAATTTTAAATAATTTACATTTCTTGAATCACCTAAGAGAAGATACTTACCCGGTTCAGATATTCCTAAACTATCTACATCTAATCTTTTTGTATAAAATCGACCACCAATTGACTGAACACTGTCGGCCATTTGAAATGAATCAGGACTACCAGCACCTATATAAAGTTTAAGACCGCTATCAGTCATTGAGTAAGCTAATTCACCTACTCTTAAACTACCCGGTGTAATTTGGGTCTGCGATCTTTTTATTTGAATTAATGATGCCATTAGTTCTGAGCCTTACTATATGTAATAGGTGGTGTGATTGTTCCTGGAGGTAGTGAGTCTAATCCAAATGAATCTCCTCCATCCAATCTTTGTAGGTTTAATATGCCGTCAGCTCTAAATTCTTGATTTTCACTGTCAAAAGATAGAACAAATCCATCTCTAAATCTACCACCAGCCACAGTAACATTATTAAGAGAACCTATATCTGTACTAATAGCAAAAGACTTAACCGCTCTGACTGGAACGCCGACGGTAATCTTCTTTATTATTGTTCTACCAGATACTACTTTTATTTCAGCCATTCTACTTCGTAACTGAAGGTGAAACCGTAAGCTTTCCTTCAAGTATTCTTTCTATTGTGGTGACACCAAAACTGTCTGTTGCGGAGATTTCTACGTCATAAACATACCTACCTGATTTCATAGCATCAGTTACGGTATTACTTAAACTTAAATACAACTCATTCTCTGCGTTTGAAGGTGAAATAGTAGATGCACCAAACGAAATAGAATCCGAATCTTTTGAATTAAATGATTTTTTGATTTTACCTGAAGCGTTGAACATAGGTTCTAACGTCTGCGTAACAATATTGAACTTATTCAATATCTTTTGTGATCCATCAGGATTAAATAACTCGAGTTTTATCTCGACATCACTGCCTTGATCGACAATGAGATCTTCGTACTGCGCCATTCTTTCTACTCCTAGCGATATGAGTCTTCTCAAAGAGTTTCGAAACTCTAAGATTTATAGTATTTATACAAAACTAGTCGTAGAGATGCGCAAACATCTCCGATTCATGAGGTTTATTTAAAGAATGTGTGAAATGAATGAGCTTTATGTCATTGTTAAATATATTTGACTGTATCTGTAGAGGAGTATGAAAATACCTAGCATATCTTCTAGATATTCCTCTATTGGTCTTAGGATCCTGTGTCCATCTTGTCGCCCACTTTGAAGGAAATGTTATGAGATCTAGATTCTCATTAACAGAATCTTCTACAAAAAACTGCTCTCCGTTTACTGGACCTACAGTTATTCTTTTAAGAATATAGTGCTGCTGCCAATAACTAATTTTTTTCATGAATTTATCATAAATATATTTGCAGTCTTTTGGATAATATTTAAAAAAACCTCCGTTCAGAATATGACTCGGAGGTGAACCCCACCAGCTTGCCATACCAAGAAACTGGCCTCTTTCTATTTTATACTCTAATAGATCTTGATAATTATTCAATAGTATGAGATCTATATCCATAACCACAATAGGTTCATCAATATCAAGATTCATGCACAGCATCTTGTTCCATTGAAGAGCAACTCTCTTATCAAAAGCTTCGCGATGCCAAACTACATTGTATTCTTTTAATTTTTTATTGAGATATATTTCATATTCTGGCCCATACTTATTTCCTATACGAAATAAATGTATCTGCATTAAAACTTTCTTCCTTCAAAATTTACGTCAGGCCAAATAAATTCAAACCTTTTATTAATAGCATGAATGATTTTATGATTAGGATCAATTCCATTGTCTGGTAATCTACCGTGCCACTCATCTGAAAGACTTGCATATTTAAAATTTTCTGATTTGACAAGATAACTTGTCATTGTTTCATTGTCAAATGCAAACCTACTATGGAGTGCTGGAGGAAACATAGTCTCATCATCATCTTGTAGCTTCTTTAACTTTTCTACCATGATCGGAAACTTTTCAGGCCAGTTTATTTCTTGAAGAACTTCTCTTCCACCTAACATAGTTCCAGTATTAATAACATCATTTTCTGGTTCAAATCCTTCCTGAAGTAATAGTGCGTAGCAGTTCCAATATTTAATTGCAGGATTCCTATCACAACTATCATACTTTGACAAGTCAAATCTTTTTCCCCACTCAGCTAACTCATTATTATTCTTAGCCCAAAAGTATGATAAGTCATGCTCTTCAAATACGTTTTCTTCTGTGACCGGTATAATATCTAGATCTACATAAAAAACTTCATCATAGTCTTTTGATAATTCATATAGTAGATGATGCTTATAATAGTTAACAATATGATACATAGGAAGTCCTTCATGAACTTTCTTCATTGAGAGATAATAGTCTACCCACTGCTTGTTGTTTATGAATATCTTATAGTCTGCATCACATATGTCTGCATAATTCTTTTGTGTCCACATAAGTTTGTTTTTATAAACACTTAGTTTATCCTTAGTTTCACCTGCTCTATTTGCCCTATGTCTATTTACACTTGCATGTCTAGAATAACCAGATTCATCGAGTAAGTGCTCTGGAATATCAATATAGATTGTGAATATAACTCTTCTTTTCATTTTTTACCTATAATAATAAACTGTTCGTATTCTCTTTTTCCTAATTCATCTTCATAATCGAACACCATCACTTCTTGAGATTCTATCTTTGAAAGATTAGCTTGGACTTTTAGTTGCATAAGGCTATTTATTAAGTTAATATGACCTCTTTTCTTTAAGTTGTTTCCACTTAAAACACAAGTCGCGCCTTTTGGAATAATATCATGTACAGGATAAGTGTGTTCGCAGCTTGTGTTTATCCAAACACCAGCATCGAGTTCTATACGATCGGTATCAAATACTGTATTAATTTTATGATGTGTATGAATTGCTGAGTATTGTTTATTTGCGATCCAAGATAATTTTTCAGCAAGAGGACACATGTCATACGTATGAATTGCAGCTGCATTTTTTTCTGCCGCAAACGGAACGGACCAAAAACTTAATCCTGAATTTAGTATGTTTATTTTTTCTCCTTTTGTATGAATGTTCATCCAATATTTTTGAATTAAATATTCTGTTACAGAAGATTCTTCTCTGAGATTATGCATAAAGAAAGGCTTTGCCTCACCGTATTCCGAAAGAATATTTTGCCAACGATGAGAAGCCCATTCTCTATCAATATTGTCTAACCCTTCCCAGTAATTCAATGTAGTATTCCTTCATATGAGTGAATGATCCCAGGATTCGAATCACCAACTAACCTGTGCGAAGTTATGATACCTTCATCAAAATATTTAAAGTGATCTCTTGTACTATGAGGACCAAAGCAGTGAAACATAAAAGTGTCTATTCTTTTATATGTAAAGAATATCTCTTCAGCATGTGCCAATAAGAACGCTAATATTGCCCTGTTCTGTCCAGTCTTCCATAACAATGTAGAACTATTATACAATGGACATCTTGCTTGATGATATTGTCTTAACCACTCTTCAGGTTTTCTTTCCCACCAGTGATTCCATATTATGTAAGGATTATCATTTTCTAACTCAAAAAAATATGCTAAATCACTTTTAACATCAACGTCTAGGTCTAGATATAATATCTTATCATCTTCTCCAAAATGAACATCATCGAACAGAGTTAATTTTCTCCAGTGACTCAGCCCACCTTGATCATCTACATGATGCTCCTTTCTATTGTGCGGCACAAATCTAGAAAGATCATGCTTGAACTTATCATAGCATATAAAATCAAATGGAACTGAGCAGTTAGCTTCTACTTGACGATGTAAAGTGTTAACATCACTATCATCAAACGTCTCACCCCATTTACTGCAAATTATCCTGTTTTTCATAGTTATACCTTGCAATCACCATAAATCTTTTGTGAGCGCCACTTCCTTTATAATTGCCAAAATTAACATCTCTCTCACCACTGAATAAAATATCATCTTCTCCGAATGATGTAGATTGTTCAAATTCTTCTATTGTCTTATGAATATTAATGTTTCCTCTTTGAATCTTATCAGTTCCTTGAAATACAAATATAGTATTCTTAGGATAAGTTCCTTTTTTTATAATGTGTTTCATATCATACATACTTTCACACGACATATTAATAACCATATCGATGTTATCTCTTGAAACAAACTGATCATCTATCAAAACATCTAGAGATTTTTGGTCAATGTTAACACAATCTCGTATATACTCTAAGCAGCTCCAGTTAACAGGTTTTATTTCAGGATCTAAGTCATACAGAAACACGTTCTTCAGTCCCCATTTTTTCCAGAAGTGTCCTGGATAAAAACAATACCCGCTTGCAAACACGTTAGCATTTTCACATTCCATTTTCTCAGGAAATATAAAGTGTCTCATTAATTCTTCTGAAGCCCATATCCATTGATCTAAAACGTATGGGTGTAGAGCTTTATAAAAATCTTCTTTTCTATGTGGATAATTATTATCCATCTGAGAAAGAGTATCTACTAAAGCATTATTAATATTAATCTTGTCTATTGTAAGCATAATTTATTTTTTTCTATCATTGTCATACCAGCTAAAGTATGTATTAGTGTTTTACTTGTTAGAAATCTTTTATCTGAAACTACAACTTCAGGTTCAAAGAAATTGAACCAGCTTCTTCTAGTCTCATCATAAGCATTAGGGCCAAATCTATGAAATAACCAGTTGTCGTTTATTCCGTATTGAAAGAATACTGCTTCATCATGATCCGGATTGGTCAACTCATTAAATATTGTCATGTTCTGTCCAACTTTCCAAACCATGACAGAACTATTAAAGTACGGACAGCTTCTTAAGTGATATAATCTTTTCCATTTGAATCCTTCTTGGAACTGCCAGCTTCTTGTTATCCACGGCCTTTCCATATCCAAGTCAAAAAAGTATGCTAAGTCACCGGTTACAAGTGTATCAAGATCAATGTACAGTATAACATCTCCGTCCTTAAACTCTTCTTTGTCTCTCATAAACATAAGATACTTGCGAAAGTGAGCAAATCCTCCAGCATCTTCTCTCTCGAAGTTTGAATCCTCTCTTTCTGTAATAGAAGATTCTGGATTCATTCCTCCTCTATAAAAACGATCTTGTAGTTCCTGCATTCTATCAAACGCTGAACCTTTATGACAGGACTCCATAGTACAAAACTCATAGTCAACAGAACAGTTCTTATTTACTTGTTCTTCTAGTTTACTAACATGATCCTCAGTGTACAGTTCACCCCATCTCATATATACAATTTTATTTGCCACTCATCACCTTTCCAACTATTCCCATAAGTTCAAGAATGTTTTTACTTTTTTGAATTTTATTTTTTATTAACTTTGACTTTGATTTTTTTACTTGATCTAATTGCAGTACTTTTACTTTCATAGGAAACAAGTACCTAACATTATCTCCATTTTCTACTAGAAAATCGAAAATAGTATCGATGTCATCAAGAGGCTGTGTAAGTCTCTCAATTCTATCTTCTCTTGCTTTTTTTCTGGATTGATTTAATTTTTTCTCAAGATCTTCGAGAGAAATAAGTTTTTGTAAATCTTGAAAATCAGGGTGCTCCCACGTACACGGTATGTAGTAGTTAACTGTCTGACCCTTTTTGTTTTTGTAATATATTGATATATGAGATTTTCGAGCATCAATAAAATGCGCATCAATAAACGTCTCAGAAAATATAGCCATAATATAATTTATCCTTTATTTACTTACAATTTTCGCACCTGCAACCAGTACATATGTCATTTACGCACTCTTCACATTCCTTTTCACAATGGCACTTATGTCCACATTTTTCACACTTAGCTTCTGTTAGCATATTCCTTTTGTAACCTTTAGTGAGTATGTTTTATTTATAGTCAAAGTTTTATCGGAATCTGGACTACCATATCCGTACCCGTATCCATATCCGTATCCATAACCGTACCCATATCCGCTGTACAGATTATGACTATCTCCTGCTGGTACCACTTGATACTTACCAGAGTTATCTTTCCTCATTCTTTCTCCTCCATATATTTTATCTAATATAGAAGTACCGACTTGTAAACCAGAGCCAGATCCATCTGAATCGAGTAAATATCTTAAACAGTATCCTTGAGAATCATTTTTTGCAGTGTGATTTATAGATTTACATAAAATGTCATCCATTCCACTACTATCGTATTCTTGTACACCAACATGATTTGAGTCAGCCGTGTTCTGATATATCTTTAATAACTTAGGAAGAAGATTACCAGGTGAGATAGAAGAATCAGCATTCATCTTATGCAAGTAATACTTTTCTAAAGTCTTAGGCTGATCTATAGTTTCATATAAACTCCCTACTCTATAAGCTTCTACGTCTGCAACGGTATCGATAAAAATAGGATTAGAAGTTACTAGTGTTGAATCTGAATCAGAAGCACTATCGGTTGAGAAGTGAAATATTCCAGCTTGTTTATTAGTTAATGATCCGTTTGTTAATATATTTATCGCAGGTCTCGTAATAGTATCATAAAAATCTGAATCAGTCATCGCTCTTATCGCATCATTGGCGCTATCCCAATAGACTGGAAACTGACTTCCGGAATCTACAATTCCTCCTGTAAAGCTGGAATCAAATTGCAAGTTAATTTTTGACCAGCTAATAGAAGTCAATGATGTTTTATTACCTAGAGCGTCATTTAAACTTGTTTGTCCAGCACCAGCAATACTTCTTTGATCGATCATAGTTCCTAAGTTACCAGAATCGTTAACATAATTAAGTTTTACTGAGGGGTCTGTACCATAACAATAAATTGCACGATGACGCAGGCTAAGAATGTCAGAGTCTGACATCTCCTTCAAATCTTTTGTAGGATAGTGGATTTTTAAGGGCCTGCGAAACGCCATGTGCTATACTCCTGAGTCAGTATAACCGAATACCCTTTTTACAAGTGATCCATCAGACTTAAGAATATCAAACTTAATATCTCTGATGTTTTCGTTGTAAACATAGTTGATTGCGTGTACGAGATCTGAGTCAGGAAGAGCAGTTGCTAAACTGTCTAAGTCTCCTACATTTGAAGAAATTAAATTTGTTTTTACTCGCCAAGCTTCAATGGTATCGCTTAGATCAACATAAGTTTTTCTAGCCATCTTCTTCCTTACTCATTTTTTCTAATAGTTGTTTCATCATCATCTTGAGTTCACTCACATCTTCCTGCAGTCGTGTAAACTCGTCTTCTTTTTCTTTTCTTTTTTCCTTTATTTCTCTGGCCTGTTCAACCTGTTCAACGTCTGTATTTAAGACGGCACCTGTCTCTTCATCTTTAGCCAAATCTTTCTGTCCGTTTATTCTAACTAGTTTCATCTAAACACCTAATGCGATTGCGCGTAAGTCCTTAATGACAGGAACTTTGCTTGAATTATAAGATCTAAACACGATCTTTAGTTGAAATGCTGTGAACGGTGTCATAGTTCCGTTCTGTCCACCTATTAAATATCTATACTCTCTGAATGCATCTCTATTTTCATCTGCAGCGACAGGATTCTCTACTGCTGCAAGTTTCCATGTCATTGTTGCGAGAGTCTGATCTTCAGATACTGTTTTATAGTATAATTCAAATTCTGATTCAGGAGGTCTATTTGCACTTAGTAATACTTTTAATCCTACTGCATCAACTACAAGAGGTATAGGTTTAGTAACGTGCTTCGATAAGTGAGATCCTGAAGACTTATCTGTTTCTGACACGTAATTTATAGGTTTGTTAAATCCTGCAGTAGGAGTAGTAGAAACCTGTCTATCGATCCTATTACCAAAAAGAAACAGTGATGCTCTTTGCAAATCAATCACAGGAGACACGAAGTCATTACTAGATCCTGTGGTTATTAATATGTTAGCTCTTTCACTACGCTTCACTCCGGAAGAGTTTCTGGCTCCAGGAATTAAATTAGGACTTAGAAGGTAGTTATCTTGTTTAAGTACAATATCTCTAAACTCAGGACTCGATTGAACAACATAAGGTGTTTCTGCACCGGCAAGAGATTTACCAGATATTTGATTTGCTGTTGCAGTAGCAGTACATCCTTCCGGAAGGAGAACTTCAATGAAAGGATTTATTATATCGTACTGATAGTTTGTTTCAGCTGCTACATTTATTCCACCACCTATTGCTGTTTCGGTAGCGTTTGTTGCAGAAGCAATTGCATAAGTATCTCCGTCTGGATCTGTAGCAATTTTATATGTTCCGTCTATTGTAACTCCAGCAAAAGTTGTAGCTCCTGAAATATGAACCATATCATTTTTCACCATTCCGTGATTAGGATGTGTTACGTTAACTACGTTTGTACCATTAGCTACAGAGAACGGGTTTGCAGGTAGGAGTCTCTTAGGAACAGATCTAGATTTAAGTGTCGCGTAGTAATTATTACCAGTAGTAAACTTACATCTATTAATCTTAAACTTAAGATCTACATCATTTTGAGCTTCCCACTTAAATGAATTCTGTGGAGTGTATAAAGGACCGACTGTTGTTTGTTTAGTAACTCTCTCTTGTTGAGATCCTACCTTTATGTCTCCAGTTTTTCCGGCCCATATCTTGTATTTTTTACTGTCTGACTGAATAGTTAAAGCGTATTCAGTAAAACCTTTTAAGTAAATAGGCTCATTAAATTCAAATCTAGTCTGTGTCACCCCTGTTGTTGAAAGATTAACTGAACTAGGTGAAAGATATTTAACTGATCCCGGTACAATAACTTCTCTTGATGGAGATCCATTGACAATTGGAACTACCTGAATCCAGATCGGAAGGTCAGGATCTTTATCTTTAAAAAATAAATCTACGGAATTTACAAATACTCCTTGCTCATTTTCAATAAAGAATGATTGAGCAAGAGGATCTATTCTTCCTCTTGTGTCAGTAGAACCAATTACTCTATCTGCTAGTATGTTCTTGTCGCTGCCGTTTATAGTAATGTGTCTTGTTGAAACTATTCCATTGTGATTCTTTTCTATTACACCGCTTGCGTTATAGAGAGCAGCCGCTTTAGTAGAAGCGTTTGCTTCAGCTGATGTAGTAATATCAAGAAGTTTAAACTCTCTGACTCCAGTTCTAAATGATAAAGCTGATGTGTTAGGAATGAAGAAAGTACCAGATACTTTACCTTCGGCATCTGTTATAAGATTTGTACTTCCTGCTGGATGTGTTGTAGCATAACTCTGAAGATTTGAGTAATCGCTATCCAAACCTTCTCCGTAATATTTAACGTTATCTTCTCTACACCATGCAGAAACATCAACACCATCAAAGTATGGAAACACCTTTGTGTTTGGTCTGAGTCCAACTGCATCAAAGTGAATAATTCTAGATCTCATAAAAGGAATAATAGCAATGTCTACTATTCTATCATCTACAATCTTTCTAATTGTTTCTGAAGAAACTACTCTATTGACAACAGTCCTTTCTACAGTTTCCATTCCTTTTGTTAAGTACGCGCCAGTTCTATCACTAAAAGATCTTGTGTCTGGCTGGACATATCTTTCTGAAATATCTTCTTCTTGAGCAATGTCATTTCCATTTGCATCAGTTCCTAACCAGTTCCACTCCCAATTTTTCCAGAGAGTGTCCTGCTTAAAAGATAATTTTTGTCCTCCGATAATAGATTTCTGACCTGTTTTTTCAATATCTCTGAATTCATCTGAAGCCGGGGATAAAGATATATTACCGTTGAATTGAAATGTATCAAATGAGTTAACATCTAAAGTCCTAGATGTTTCCATTTGTGAAATGTAATTCGAATCTGAATAGTTTAAGTATACGTTATCACCTTTTCTTAACATTCCAGAACTTAATGAAGAGTCATATAGTAAACCTATATTGTTTTCAACAAAAGATGGGTGAAGTGTGTGATCTTTAGGATCTACTGATGAAGCAAACTGTATATTATCTACAGCAGAGTAAAAGTGATCAATGAAGTTATCAACAATAAAACCAGACTTAATTCTTTCATTGCCGTTAGAATCTAATACGGAAAATTTATTAGTGTCAAGTTCAAGTAAACTCAGATTTGTAAGTTCTTCTAATTTTTCAACTCTCTTTTCAATCTTGCCAATCTCATTCATAGTATAACCTTTGGCTTCTACCATATCATAAACTACATCAGCACCACTTAATGTATTCGCACCCATTTTGGTTCTGTATAGTTCAAGAGAGTTTGCAGGAGTATCTGGAAACCTAGGAGTAAGAGAAGAAGTTCCTGTTATAACTTTTAAGTTAGCTGTTTCGCTTATTACAATCTTGTCATTTCTTGGTTGATAATATGTAGCATCAAGTGTAACAGTATCAGTATTTTTAGGAAGACCAATGAGCCTACCTCCAGCACCAGTAAATTCTCCTGATTGATCCTTTACTGGCCTGAAGTCTAGAACATCGCGTAAATTGATTTCAAATCCATTTTCTGCTGTATGAGTTGGAATTTGTGAATAGTTGGTTGAGGAATATGAGTTGATGGAAAAGAAATCACCAGTGGTTGAGTGAGTGTAGTGCTTGAGTGATACGTTTAATCTATCACTTCCTGCTGTTGGGTCGGTGAAATTCGATTTTAGTATAAGTCTTCCTTGATCATAAAAAGCATCTCTCTGACCATTGTCTAGGTCAAAGTAGTGAGCCACATCTGTTGTTGCAGCATTGTTTAGTTTTACACTATTAACTTCAATGATGTCAGTTGCATCTAAGTCTAAGAATTTAAAGCTGTTTCCAAATCCATCTGAATCACTTACAAGTTGTCCGTTTGTGATTGATCGATTGGTGATTGATTTTGATTTTACAGTTGCACTTGTTTTTGAAACATAAGCTATGATAGAGATGGACTTATTGGCAAACGCCGATCCACACTCCACTGTAGCTTGATCTGTACCAGTTCCTGATATTGTACCTGTAGGTGTAACTACACTTCCGTCTGAATCGCTGAACACTAGCCAGCTTGTAGTGTTAGACCATTTTTCATTTACTGCTGATAAGTTAACCTGAAGTTGACCAGATGAAGTTGAAGTGCCAGTAATTTTTCTCTGAACTACTACTGTAATATCATCAATCTCTTTAGGTCTGATACTTGGAAGAGAAAAGAATAAACCTTCTTTGTTTGCTTCTAGTATTTCTGTGACAACTGCACCATTAGTATTAGTTTTTGTTTTAAGAACTGCGTGATTTGTAGTTCCTGTTCCTATACTTCTAGCATCTCTAAACTTATTTGAACCACTCATTTGAACATCAAAAATATAAATTCTATAATCACTAGAAGAAGCAACATACTCAACACTTCTTATTCTACATGTTCCTATTGTTCCTCCGCTGTTTGTGGCGGAAGTTGATATGTTAACTTTTGTTAAGTTATTAATATCTGCTGCACCTTTTACTGAAGATGCTACTACATAGTTTCCATACTCAACACCGATTGCTTGATTATTGAAAGATACAGTGTCTGTTGCTCTAGGAACTGTGATAAACGTAGGTATTGGATTGTTAGCTCTATATCCATTAATATACGCCGCGCCTTCACTTACAGTAAGCTGTAAGTTATTAGCATCTGCAGAATCGTATGATATTGAGAAAGGTTTGATAATATAGTTACCAGATTCTTCTTTTGTTCTTTGTGCAAGAATGTCATTTATTTTATTGTATTGAGTTTGACCATTTGCAATTTCAATAATTCTGGAGTTTTGTATCTTTCCAATAGGAACAAATGTATCTCCAGCTACAACCGATTCTTGAGTAGACAATACAAGTTTTATTCTAAATCTATCGGCTCCAGGTGCTGTTGTATTAGGAAGAACTCCTTGATTGTCATAAAGATCATTATCATCATCAACTGTTACAATCTCTTGTAAAACTTTAAATCCTATAGTAGTCGTGTGATCTCTACTATATTTTGATATAATTAAATTTTGAGCAGGGGCATAGACAAAAAATCCTTGAACAAAGAAATCACCTGCACCTGTACTAACTCTCACTCCAGCTCCAACGGCAGGATTTGCAGATGTGTTAATAGACTGAACTGTCATAGTAGCGTCTGAATTATCAGCAGCTATCTGCTCTCCAGCAGGTAGTCTTATTGGCGTAGTTCCAGAAGTTCCACCTATGCTGTTAGTGTATCTTACATATAGAGTATTAGGATCAGCACCACTCGCCGCTACAGTTTCCAGTACTCTTACCTGAACACCTGAGCTATGTGTAAAGGTTTCACCTACAATTGTTCCGTTAGGAAATGACCCTTGGATCTTTACGAATTCATAGTTGGAATTAATAATCATTCCACTTGAACTTACAGAAGCACCTTCCTTGAATATATTTTTTCCGAATCTTTCAACTTCTCGTTGAATAATTGTTTGCATTTGTGTAAGTTCACGTGCCTGTAATGCTCTTCTAGGATTGAATAGTATTCTATGATACCCATCACTATCAGCATAGTCGTCTTTGTAGCGTGTTTTAAAAATATTTTCTGTGTAACTTATAGCCATTTAATCACTCTCTACAACTGAAGAATTATTTTTATATCTTCGGATTGATTTGTGGAGCGTTCTATTGCTCCTCTGTTGTTTAAATATAATAGATCTCCAGAATAAGGAAGAACTTCTCCATCAATTCTAGCACTATCGATAGTACCATTTCCAGTTCCATTACTTTCTGTTAGAACTTCTCCATTTTGAAAAAGTGTGAAACCAGTTACGTCTGTTTGGTGATAATATATTTTATCTGAGTCGACTTTATCTACATATGCCTTTGCACCTGATGATGCACCTACTATAAGTTTATCAACACTAAATACATTGTTCGGTGGCATATTAGTTTTCAAGTGTTTTAGAACTAGTCCAGTGTTTCCTATAAAATCAGAATCTGCAGCCTGCATTTTCTTAGGTCGCTGAATAACTCCAATCTGTCTAAAATCGTTTCCTAAAATAAAATCATCATCAGCACCATCTATTTTGCAATGTAAAGCAAAACCAGATGTTTGAAGATCATGCATAGCATTAGCACCAAATCCTGCTCTTGGACTTATCACTGCTCTCGCCGTTGCTTGCACTCCACCTGCACTATCAGGCGCGCCAATTGTAATAGTAGCATTTGCATATTCATTTAGACCATAGTCAAGAGTACTTGAATCAGTATTAAATTCTATCTTTGCGATTCTACCTTGGCTATCAACAGTCGATGTTAATCCAAGTTGTGCAGAATCTAGTGAGTTTCCTCTTGCATCGACTCCAACCACACTTACTGATGGAGCAGAATTATATCCTGTTCCTTTATTGACTAGAACTATTGAAGTTATTCTTCTAGGTTGTGCGGTATCTTGAATCTCTTTTTGTTTTATTTCTACACCAGAAGAGTTTGAGTCGGTAGCAGTAATGACTCGAGTTGGCATCCACGCAGCTGTCATAAATTGTCTTGCTTCAAGTTCACTTATAGTGTATAAAAACTTCCATACATATCCATCAGACGTTTGGAAAGGATCATTATTAGAATTTGTAGGTTGAATCAGTGAAGGAACTTCATTTCCTAGTGCATTCCTACCTGTTCTTAAACATATGTAAACGTGAAAGTTATCGTTCAGTACATAGAAGTCATTAGTGTATGAAGTCTTAGTGTCATCCCACTGGTGATATATTGTACCTTTTACCCAGTTAACTCTCTTAATGACATGTGATACTCCAGTCAGCCTCTTTATAGACTGAAGTCCTGCCATAAAATCTCTTTCTTCTTTTGCCGTATTGACGGGAGTTACGACAGTATCAAGTGCGTTCCAATATTCTGATCTTCCTAGACCAACGTAGTGTGGAATGCTAGCATCTTTAAATGCAGTAACAATACTATCAACTATCTTGAGTTTTAATCTATCAGTTACTATAGCTGCCATTTTCTCTTTCCTGTAACTTGTTTATCTATATTTATACTATTTGTACGTAACTATTTCCAGAATCATATATATCTTCATCCATAGTTTCATCTGTGTTGCTAAATCTTGGTCCTGAACTATAACCGGTAGAATCAGATCTATCAAAATACTGAGATCCTGCCATTGTCCATTCAAATATACTTGAGTATCTATTATCTATTTCTGTGATAAGGGCGGCTCTCGCGGGGTCTGAGTACGGTCTTATCACAACGTCTGGATTTAATCTTCTTATAAAGACTGGATTATTTCCTGGATTATAATCTGTGTAGTACGTTGTAGAATCTTTTAATCCGAATTCGTAGTTTCTCAAGTGTGTTGGATCTGAATCAGATATGAGAGGATAATTAACTTCTGTACCTTGAGCAGAATCTCTAATATAAGCAGTTCTTCCCATCCTTTGAAGTAAAGTTGTATCCGCAAACGATGTTGTAACAATACCTATAGTGTCATCAAACACCAGTCGCGGATACTCTGGGGGGTAGTATACGTCGTTTGGATAGGGATGAGAATCAAATATTGCTATTCCGCCGGCAAAATTCTCAAATTTTTGAGTAACTATTTGTACTTCGTTTGATAAAAAGAATCCTGCTGGATGTACAAACTTTTTATAGAGTTCACCCCATTTACCAAATGCTATTGGTGACTTAATCATTATCGATAAGATCTGATATATTCCTCCGTCTTGAAGAACGTGTACGTTATCAGATCCAAGTTGAGATGCAGAATCACCAACCATAAAAATATCTTGCTTTGGATAATGGACTTCAGCATCTTCACCAAAGAATCCTCTGAAAAATCCTTCTGCTGAATACTTAGATCCTTTTACTCTAAAGAATCTTGCAAAGTTTTTAAGTATTTCTCTAGGATTTGTAAAAAAGTCTTGCGACATCCCCAGCGCAAATTCTTTAAACATATTGTCTAAGTGACTGAGTGAAGCATCTTCTATATCTCTTACTGTATATAGATCATTGACAAGTTGACCAAACTCTCCGTCACTATCCATAAACTCATAGTAAGATTCTAGAAAAGAAATAAGATTAGGATAGTCCGTCGTAAAGTATGAAGGTAGAACATCTTTTACGATTCCTTTTTGAAATCCTATGTCTAGTCTATTAAAATCTTTTGTTGTTTTTTCTACCATTTTACTATGTCTTCTATATCCGGTCGAGGTATTCCTCTATTAGGCCACGGCGGCAAGTTAGTGTTTGTTGAATGAGATCTTCTCGGTAACATTGGGTACCCAATAGACAGTGCAAATCTAGGCTTTCGATGATGCAACCATTGTCTCGTATCGTCAAACAAGTCATCTGTAAAAATTAAACACCTAGTATAAGAAACATCGTAACCTTTTTCCAGAGCAAGCAACATTACTAAAGTACTGTGTTGACCAAGTTGACACATCAGATTTTCCCATTCAATTTCACCTTTGTGTACACTCTCATTCCAACCACCGTACTGTAACTCTTCTTTAGCTTTCTCCTTTATACTTGGATGAAGAGTCGTTAGAGCCGGTGTGTACATTAGAACCCAAGGTGCTGTCACCTGTTCGTTAAACCCTAAGAATTCTGTATTGTCTTCTATTCCATCTCCTGGCGATACCACGTCATATTCATGATCATATTCCCAATGATCTTTGTTCCACTTCTCTGGACTAGTCTGATAATCTCTCCATTTATCATAAACTTTCTCAACTCTTTTCCAGTCTTCTAGTGTTACATCATCTCCTCTCCAAAAATCCGGATCTGTTGCGCATACAGAAGAAACAACAAGTTTTCTTTTTTCATCTGTATGATCAGGACCTAATACATCTATGTTGTAGTGCCATCTCATGTTTATGTGAGGCATCCTCTCATGTACAGTATTGAGTATATGTTCGATATCCTCTTTTGGAGGTACTTTCGAGTTATCATAAAATTGTACATTACTCCTATAGTCAAGTAACTTTTCAATAGGCGTTCTCATTATAATGATACTCTCACGTTTTCTCTATCTACTTGCGCAGACA